AGATTAATTGTACAAAATGCAACAGGATCAATACAATATTCATTAACTATAAATGCCACTACAAATATAACAGGAACAGTAAGAATATATAAAGATGGGATAGAAGATAATTCTAGATCTATTACAAATAATACTTCTGTAACTTTAACAGGCTATTTAGAAAATGCAACATATACTGTTTTTGTAGACTCATCAGCTTCTAGTTTTGTTTTAGATACAGATACGCAATGGGATATTAATGTAATTTACTTACAAAACAGCACAGCAGAATACCCTTTGACAAGTAATTATACTTTTAATAACACAAGAGAGTTTATTATATCTCAACAAATACCAGAAATGAAAGTAATAGACTTTTTAACTGGTTTGTTTAGAATGTTTAATCTAACAGCTTATACTGATAATGGCACTATAATTATAAAAACGTTAGATGAATACTATAGTGATTCAGATACAGTTTGGGATATAACTAATTATGTAGATACAACAGAATCAAGTGTAAACGTAGCTCTTCCATATAAAGAGATAGTTTTAGAGTATGAGGGACTTGGAACAAAATTAGTAAAACAACATGAACAATTAAGCAGCGTAAGCTGGGGAACAGAAGGCTATAGTGGTGATGATTACTATGATGCTAATCCAGAAACATATGAAGTGACTTTACCTTTTGAGCATATGAAGTTTGAAAAGCTAAATGGCACAGGTACAGATCCACAAATAGGATGGTTTGTAGATGATAATAATGATCCTTATTATGGAAGCCCATTACTTCTTTATGCACACAATCAAACATCAGCAACAGAGATAAGATTCTTAATTACAGAGAACGCAGCAAGTCCAGATGTAGAAGGAACAAATTATAATGATATAACAAGCTATTATATACCTTCAAATAGTCAGCAAATAGACTACACTATAAATGAAAGTAATATTCATTTTAGAAATGAGATAAACGAATACTCATTAACAAATCAATTTGAAGACACATTATTTAAAGTATATTATGAAAATTATATTTCTCAAGTATTTCAGACAAATAAAAGACTTACAACTGTAAATGCTTATTTACCTATTAAAATGTTACAAGAATTTATTCTTGCAGACACAATAGCAATAAGCGACAGAAACTACACTATTAATCAAATAGAAACAGATTTTACTACAGGTAGATCTAAACTAGAATTAATTAATGAAGTAACAGTATCAGTAGGAGGTTCAACTCCAATAACTACAACTACAACTTCGGATGAAGATGAATGTACTGAATGTACTGCTGATTCTACTTTCTGTACTGTAGATGGATTAACACCTACTGCAGATAAAACATGTGATGTAGGTAGAAGTCTAGTTATAAGTGGATTAACAAGCAAACAACAAACAGAAGATATTACATTAACTGCAACAGCTAACAACTTCATAGGAACAGCTAGTTATTTATGGTCAGGAGGAAATGCAGCAGGATTAACAACATCTTCTATAACAATAACAAATGCAACAACAGGAAACGTTACATATACTTGTATAGCTACAGATAGTGATGACAGTGAAGAATTTACAGATACACACACAGTACTTTGGACACCAAAAACGTATGTAATTACATTAAATGTTATAGATAACATATCATCACCAACTGCAGCAGCATATAATATAACAGGAGATCAAACAGGTTCTACACAAACATTACAAGAAGGTCAAACGTATTCATTTAATAGTTATGTAAGTGCAAATAGTGGTTATCAATTTACATCTGGACCATCTATAGTTAACGCACAAGGAACAGTGGGAACATCTAACCTAACAGTAAATACAACTTTAAGTGGTACAGTTCAAGCAACATCAGAATTCTTAACTATTAGTGGACCTACCGCTAAAACAGTAAACAATGATATAACTTTATTTGCTACACCATCAGGATTTACGCCAACAAGTTATAGTTGGTCTGGTGGATCAGCTAGTGGCTCTACACAAAGTATAACTTTTACAGAAACAAGTGCAGGCACATACACTTACACGTGTACAGCAACAGACGGAACAATCACTGCAACAGATACATATGAAGTTGTATGGACAACACAAACGCTAATTGATATAACACTGGCTATAGACACATCTAGTATAAGCGGTCCAACAAATGGTTATGAGGTTACAGGAGACCAAGCTGGTTTAATTAAATCACAAAATTCTGGAACTGTATTTGTCTTTAGTTCAGATGTTGAGTTAAATAGTGGATATGAATGGGTAGGAACTAAACCAACAGTAAACAATGCTGGTGGAACATTTACAACAAGTCAAACAGTAACAACTGTATTTGGAACAGGAGAAGTTCAATTAATAGTTTACAATTATTACAAAGTTACAGGATGTCCAGAAACAACAGTAGTAGGAGAAACAAAATACATTAGGTCAAGAGACACATTTACAGTAGGTAATATCACAACAGGTTCTTATATAGAAATAGATGGACAGTGTTATTATACATCAGCAACAGCATTTGAAACTGATTGGGCTACAAATAATGGTGTAACAGTAGGAGCTCCAGAGGGAGTAGGATGTGAAACTTGTACACAAACCGAACCATTAGTAGATACTTGTTTAGAAACTAAAAGTGTAGCTTATTTAAGATATAGTTCTTCTAATGATGTTTGTGAAAATCACCAAAGTAAAAACTTCTACTATATAGATCCAGAAGGAAATGATCCAGTAACACAGTCTGTATTTTGTGCTGCAACACAATTATGGAATTATGTAGGACCTACAAACACAGGAACCTGTACGGTAACTCAAGCTGCTGCTGGTTATTATTCATTAGATTCAGATAACACAAAAAGAAGATATTGGAACGGAACAACCTTTAGTGTTTGTACAACATGTGTAGACGCAAATGTGTTATTTTATTTAGGAGAAGGTTTTAATCCATTACAAAACTTCTGTGATGAAGGAGGAGTGCAAGGATTTTACTACTTTGATAACAATAAAACATTATTATCTGCAACATCAGCCGAGCATATGTATACTAGTGCAACTAATATTGGAACACCAAATAAGGCACCACAAGGATTCTATACAGATTTAAACATATATAGATATTACGAACCAAGTAGTTTGCAAGTTTGGGAAAGTGTAAGTGGATGTCCAGTTAGACCTGAACCAGAATGTGTAGCACCAACTAAACCAACTTTAAATATATGGAGAAGATATGGGGATTGTGCAACAGGAGGATTAGATGCTCTTATTACATTTGGTAACAGTGTAGATAGTTTCCCAGACACAGTTGAATATAATGGTGATTGTTATTCTAATCCAGTTGCAATAACTGGGAGCCAAAGTGATCCATGGATTGATGCACAAAGTTGTGATGCACAAGATAATTTAGTTAGAGACTACACTTGGTATGGAAGCTGTTTAGAATGTACTGGAACGTATTATTGGGAATTAACAAAGTGTGAAGAACCTAATATAAATAAAATATATAGGTCAGCACAAGATACTGGAGCTTTAGGTGCTAATTTTGCTCCAAACGCTAGAGTTCAAGATTCTAGTTCAGCTCTTTATAGAGTAACAGGGCAAGTAGCGGATAATGTCCCAAGTGCTGGAACGGTTACAGATACAGGTGAAACAGGATGTCCGTCAGTAGTTCCAGATGATAACGTATTTGTTGTAGAAAGACAAAGCGACACACAAACAACTTATGTACAATTAGACGCAGGATATCAGATAGGTAACACAAACATTACTATATCAACAGATGGAGCAAATTGTTATGATATAACAGGAACAGATTATGTAGCTAACCCTACTTCTTATGGTACTATTACTGGTTCTTGTACAACAACAACAACCACTACAACAACTACTACTTTAACTTGTGGAAGTCAATTATTATATAGATCAATTACAGACGCAGAAAATGTTTGTTGTAACACAACTAGAACTGTGACAACCTACATGAATAGCAATGATATATCTACTGCAACCGCAATATATACTGATGACACATGTAGTACTTTAAGAACAACACCTTCATGGTATACAGCAAGCTTTGGTGAATATTACTATTGGAGTGGAAGCTCATTAACAGGACCAACAACTTGTCCATCATGTCCATAATATGAAATATATATCAGCACAACCAGAGATTAAATATTATGAGTGGCAAGTAGACACTATGATTAATTCATATTTAAAAAACGGAGTTAGTCCATTTGATATTATAATTCTTTTAGGTGATACAGGTGAGTATAAGTTTAATAAATTAAGAACAAAGTATACTCATGTAAGCTTTATAAGTTACCCTTATAAGCAAGAAGTTTATGCACCAGCTATAAAACCCTACTTAATGAGTAAGTATTTTGAAAGTTGTGGGTGTACATCAGGACATCAGTATTATTATGCAGATGCTGATACTGTACTTTTAAAGCCTTTAGGTGAATTTACAAAAGATAAAGTTTGGTTATCAGATACTAAAAGTTATATAGGTTATGATTACATAGCATCTAAAGGAGAGGAGATTTTAGATATTATGTGTGAAGCAGGAAAAATAGATAAAAGAATAGTAGAAAATAAAAAAGAATCATCAGGAGGAGCACAATATATTTTTACAGGAACAGACAGTAAATTCTGGAAAGACGTATACGTAAACTCTAACGCACTTTATAGAGCTATGAGGGAATACAATCAAACACACAAAGAAAAATACAAAGGAAGCTATCCTATACAGGCATGGACTGCTGAAATGTGGGCAACGTTGTGGATGTTCTGGAAAAAAGGAATGAAAACGGAAATATCAAAACGTTTAGACTTTTCTTGGTCTACAGACAAAATAGAAACAATGGAAAATAAAAGAATTTTACATAACGCAGGAGTTTTAGATAAACATAATGGTTTTTTTAGAAAATCAGACTGGCAAAACGAGAGTCCTCCATCAGATCTCAATATAACAAAAACCCATTGTAATTATTATTATTATAAGCAAGTATTAGAAGCGACATGTTAGGAAACGTACTAGAATTATTAAGATTAGCAAAGCAAGAGAAAATATCTGGCAAGTATATAGATATAGCACTAGGTAAGAATAAAATGCCAGAAACAATAAAAGAAGCATACGAACAATTTAAAAAGAACAAATAATGGCAAAAGAAATAGATATTGATATTAATGTAAAAGCAAAAGATGCTGAAAAAAACTTACAAACAGTAGGTGTAGGGCTTAAAGGTATACAAGAAGGAGCTAAAGCTGCAGGTAAATCAGTGTTTACGTTAAACAGTATATTAAAAGCTAATGTTGCCATAAAAGCATTTACTGTTGTATTAGATGTTCTTAAAGAAACATTTATGTCTAACCAGAAAGTTGTAGATACATTTGCTACCGCAACTACAGCTTTAGAAATAGTTTTTAATGATTTATTTAAATTTATAGAATCAAATATAGGAACAGTAGTAGATTTCTTTAAAGGAATATTTGAAGATCCATTAGGAGCAATACAAGATTTTGGTAAAGCAGTTAAAGAAAACCTTATAGAAAGATTTAACAGTTATATAGAAACTTTAGGTCTATTAGGAAGTGCTGTGAAAAAAGTATTTAGTGGTGATTTTGCAGGAGCATTTGAAGATGTAAAAAGTGCAGGAAAAGAATCTATTGATATATTAACAGGTGTAGATAATAGCGTTGAAAAAATCGCAGAAACAACCAGTAAAGTAGTAAAAGCCGCAACAGACTATACTAAAGCAACAATAGAACAAGCAAAAGAAACTACAAAATTAAATAAAATTGCAGAGTTAAGTGCTGCTCAAAATAGAATTATATTAGAACAAAAAGATAGAGAAGCAGAAAAATTACGTCAAGTTAGAGATGAAGAAAGAAATACTATTGATGAAAGAATAATAGCTAACAACGAATTAAAAGAAGTACTTGAAGAGCAAGAGAGATTAATGCTTGCAAATGTAGATGCTCAAATAGCATCAGCACAAGCACAAGTAGATATAAACAACAATCAAGAAAATCAGTTAATATTACTAGAAGCACAAGCAGAAAAAGTTGGTGTATTAGCACAAATAGAAGGATTTAGATCTGAACAAAAAGCAAATGATTTAGCTTTAGATAGAGAGAGGTTAGAACTACAACAAACAATAGCACAAGGAGAATTAGAAGTGCAAAACATATTAGCACAAGGTCAAGCAGAACTAATAGACAATGAAGTGTTAAGATTAGAAAAACAAAAAGAGATAGCTTTACAAGAGCAGCTTCTAACAAGACAAGTATTAGAAGATAAAAAAGCAAGCTATAAAGAAGGAACACAAGCCTTTATTGATGCATCTAATGAATTAAATAGTTTTAATGCAGAAAGTGCGGTTACTCAACAAAAACTAGACAAAGAAATAGCAGATGCAAAAGTATCAGCAGTGACTGGAGCATTAGGTTCACTAGCTAGTTTAGTTGGAGAGAATAGTAAGTTTGGAAAAGCAATAGCTATAACACAAGCTATAATAGATACTTATGCAGGTGCAAACAAAGCTTTAGGTCAAGGAGGTATATTTGGATTTATTGGTGCAGCATCAGTTATTGCAGCAGGTTTTGCGAACATTAGAAATATAACAGCAACTAAAGAGCCAGCACCACCAAGTTTTGCAAAAGGAGGAACAGGAGGATCAGTACCTACTCCAGCAATATCAACTCCACCTGCATTTAATGTAGTAGGTGCAACAGCAGAAAGCCAACTAGCACAAACAATAGCAGGAGCACAACAAAAACCAGTAAGAGCTTATGTGGTTAGTACAGATGTAAGTACACAACAAGCGTTAGATAGAAAAACTGCAAATCAAGCAACACTAGGAAACTAAAACAAAATAATAAAAACAATATTGTTATAATATGGACATCATAGAATTATTTATAGACGAAGAGGATAACGTTTCAGGAATTGATGCAATAAGTATAGTAGAAAACCCCGCAATTCAAGAAGATTTTGTCTTTTTAAAGAATCAAGAATTTAAGTTAGCAGAACTAGATAAAGAGAAAAAGCTTTTACTAGGACCAGCATTAATTCCTAATAAACCAATTTACAGAAAAAGTGGTGACAAAGAGTATTATATATACTTTTCTAGAAACACTGTTAGACAAGCAAGTGAGCTGTTTTTAAAAAGAGCTAAACAACATAGATCTACATTAGAACACGAATCACCATTAAATGGACTTACAGTAGTAGAGAGTTGGATAGTAGAAGGTGAGCAAGATAAGACAAGACTATATGATATGGATGTGCCTTTAGGTACTTGGATGGTTTCTATGAAAGTAGACAATGATGATGTTTGGGATAACTATATTAAAACAGGTAAAGTAAAAGGGTTTTCAATAGAAGGATATTTTGCTGATAAACTAGAAAGACCTAACGAGCCTAATAAACTTTCAGTATGTGATTGTGAAGATAAACTAGATAGTTGTATATGTAAAAACAAAGAGATACAAAAAATAGAAGAAGATGAAGCAAAAGATTTATTAAGTGCTGTAAAATCTATTTTAAAACAAGATAAAGACACTTCTGGAGAAACTATAGAGCTAGAAACTTATAATGACTATCCAAACTCTGTTGCTAACAATGCAAAAAGAGGTATAGATTTAAATAAAAAAGTAAATAACAAGTGTGCAACACAAGTAGGTAAAGTAAGGGCTCAACAACTAGCAAGAAAAGAAAAACTAACAGTACAAACAATAAAAAGAATGTATAGCTACTTATCTAGAGCAGAAGAGTATTATAAAACAGGAGACACAGAAGCATGTGGATATATTTCTTATTTATTATGGGGAGGTAAATCTGCAAAGTCTTGGGCAGAGAGTAAGCTTAAAAGTTTAGATCAACTAGACGACCAAAAATTAGCATCTATAGAGATAGACGGTAAAATAGCATATGACACAAAACAAGAAGCAATAATAAAAGCTGAAGAAATGGGATGTGAAGGTTACCACGAACATGAAGTAGAGGGTAAGACTTGGTTTATGCCTTGTGAGACGCATGAGCAAGAATTAAAAAAACCTTGTCAAGCAGGATATGAGATGATAGGTTTTAAAATGAAAAACGGAAGAAGAGTTCCTAATTGTGTACCGATAAAGTAATGAGAAGAAGATATACAGTTCCATCATCAGGAAGAAGAGGGTGTTTATGTAGAGATAGAGATACATATTCAATAGAATGTTGTAATGACCAAGATTACATGGCACAAGGAATTGGTGATATAACAGGACCAATAGGACTTCTGTTGCAAGAGAATGGCGATTATATATTACAAGAAAATAATAGTAAAATAGAATTATAAAAAATGGCAAATAAAAAAATATCAGCATTAAACGCTGCAACAGCATTGCAAGGAACAGAATTGATACCTGTAGTACAAAGCAGTGAAACAAAATACTCAACAGTAAAAGACATTGTAAACTATTTAGTTCCTACTACATTAACGGTTAGCGTAGCAGGTGGTACTGTAGATTTAGGAAGTTCAACTTATACAAATAGTGAGCTTATTGTTCTTACTTGGTCAGGATCAGCAGGAACTATAGAACTTACTTTGCCAGATGCTACAACCACAGCGAACACAAACAGAGTAATCAGAATTATATCTGATACAACATTTTCAACCTCAACGCATGCAGATTTAACACCAGCTTCTGGTCAAACACTAGATGGTTCTTCTTCTGCATATAGAGTTAATAAGGAATATGAAGGTGTAACTGTTTGGAGCAACGGAACAGAGTGGTTTATAATACAAGCTAAAGCTTAAAAATATAACAAACAGAAATTAATTTAATTGTAATACTATGAAAGCGACAGAAATGTTAAAACAAGTAAAAGACCTACTAGGTATGAACGCTGCAGAAGTAGAAATAAATTTAGAGGAGCAAGATGTTAATCTTGAAGAGACTAAAGAAGAAACTACTGAATTAGCTACAGATCAAGTAGAAGAAACAAAAGTAGAGCTTGCAACTATGCAGCTTGAAAATGGTACAACAGTAGAAGCAGAAGCTTTTGAAGCTGGTAATGAAATTTTTATCGTTACTGAAGATGAGAAAGTAGCTTTACCAGTTGGGGAATACACTCTTGAAGATGGTTTAAAATTAACCATAGAGCAAGAAGGTATAATTGCTTCTATGGGCGAAGCTGAAGTGGAAGAAGTTGAAGCTGCAGTAGATTACGCTACAAAAGAAGAGTTAGCGGAAGTAAGAAAAGCCGTTGAAGATATTGTAACTATGATTGAAGAATTAGGTTACGGTAAAAAAGACGAAGAAATGGCTTCTGAAGATATTAAAAAAGAATTATCTGAAGAACCAACAAAAGAAATCTTATCTGAAGTAGAAAAGGTAAAACACAATCCAGAAAGTGAAGAAAAAACACAATTAAACATTCCTTCAAATTCTAGACCTATGAATACTTTAGACAGGGTAATGCAAACAATATCAAATTTTAATTAAAATAAATAAAAATGGCAAATAGCACAACATCAATAACTACTACTTATGCAGGAGAATTTGCAGGCAAATATGTATCTGCAGCTCTTTTAAGTGGAAACACATTGGCTAACAATTTAATTACAGTTAAGCCAAACGTGAAATACAAAGAAGTAATGAAAAAAGTTGCTTCTACAAGTATTGTTAAAAACGGAGCATGTGACTTTTCAGGTCAAGCAGACGTTTTAACTTTAACAGAAAGAATATTACAACCAGAAGAATTCCAAGTGAATTTAGAGCTTTGTAAAAAAGACTACGTACAAGATTGGGAAGCTGTTCAAATGGGATATTCTACTATAAACGAAACTTTACCTCCATCATTTTCTGATTTCTTAATCGGACATGTATCAGCTAAAGTTGCTCAAAAAATCGAAAACAATATCTGGACAGGAACAAACGGAACAGATGGAGAGTTTGATGGATTTATAACTACATTAGGAGCTGATTCTGATGTAAATGACGTAACAGGTACAGCATCAACAGCAGCTAACATTATTACAGAGCTTGGTAAAATTGCTGACGCAATTCCTTCTGCAGCATATGGTTCAGAAGATATGACTATCTACTTACCATCTAATATGTATAGAAACTACGTTAGAGCATTAGGCGGATTTGGAGCATCTGGTTTAGGAGCTGCAGGTACTGATAACAAAGGTACACAGTGGTACTCAAAAGGAGCAGGTCTTCAGTTTGATGGTATTCCAGTTGTATTAGCACAAGGTTTATCTAGCAATGACGCAGTTGCTGCAGAAAAATCAAACTTATTCTTCGGTACAGGTTTATTATCAGATCACAACGAAGTAAAAGTATTAGACATGGCTGATCTTGATGGTTCTCAAAATGTAAGAATCGTAATGAGATTTACTGCTGGTATTCAGCATGCAATCGGATCTGACATTGTATTATACGCAACATCGTAATTAAAGATTGTATAACATAAGAAAGGGTAGGTAGCTAAACTGCCTACCTTTTTTTTTAAAAAAATAAAAATAATATGGCTTGTGATTTAACTCAAGGAAGAAAAGAACCTTGTAAAGACGTAGTTGGAGGTATAAGAAAAGTATATTTTACTGATTTTGGTGATTTTGGAACTGTAACAAGTGCAGACGAACAAATTACTGATATGAGTGGATCTTTTACTGCCTTTGAATATGACTTAAAAGGAAATTCATCTTTCGAAACAACAGTAAATAGCTCAAGAGAAAATGGAACAACGTTTTTCGAGCAAACATTAAACATAACATTAAAAAAATTATCTAAAGAAGATAATAAAGAATTAAAGCTGTTAGCATATGGGAGACCACATATAGCAGTAGAAGATTATAATGGTAATGTTATGGTAATGGGATTAGAAAATGGAGCAGACGTAAGTGGAGGAACAATAGTAACAGGAGCAGCAATGGGAGACCTTTCAGGTTATACATTAACGTTCACTGCACAGGAAACTTCACCAGCTAAATTTTTAGATAGTCCTACAGCAGCAGATCCATATGCAGGTATGGGTTCAGCTACAGTAACAGTAACTGAAGGAACTAACTCTTAATAATCCTTTAAATTAGATAAAGAAGGCACTAATTGGTGCCTTTTTTTATGCTTAATAATTAACAAAATAACATTTATTTTATTGTTATAATATGATAATATTACAGAACAGTTCTAGTTCTCAAACGATAAATTTTATTCCAAGAGAATACGTAGCATCTGATAGCAACATTTATAACATATCAATTATAAATGAAACGACAAACTCATCAGTATATGATGAAGATACAAATACATTTACCTTACTAGATTATTACTATCAGTATTCAGATGTATTTACGTTAGTGGAAGATACGTTTTATACACTAACAATTAAAAAAAGTGGAAATGTTATTTATAAAGATAAAATATTTTGTACTAATCAAACTGTAACAAATTATTCAGTAAATAATAACGAGTATGAACCACAAGAAACAACAAACGATTTTATAGTACTATAATATGGAGAATCTACACATAGTAAATTTATCAGAATATAATAAACCTAAAATATCAGAAGATAAACATAGGGATTGGGTTAATTACGGAGAAAACAATGATTACTATTCTTACTTAATTAATTTATTTATTAATTCTGCAACAAACAATGCAATTATTCAAGGAATATCGCAATTAATATATGGCAAGGGATTAGATGCAACAGATAGTTCACAAAAGCCAGATGAGTATGCTGCAATGAGATCTATTTTTAAAAATGAAGATTTAAGAAATGTAATTCTAGATTTAAAACTATTAGGAGAAGGAAGTTTTCAGGTTTTATATCAAGATGGTAAAGTAGTAAAGTCAGAGCATTTTCCAAGACAAACATTAAGAGCTGAAAAATGTAATGATGATGGTGAAATTGAAGCTTACTATTATTTCCATGACTGGAGCAAGATAAAAGCAAATAGTAAACCTAAAAGAATAGCAGCTTTTGGATTTGGTAATGGTAAAGAGCCAGAGATTAAAATTGTAAAAAGATATGTAAGTGGATATGATTATTATTGTCCAGTAGATTATCAAGGAGCATTAGCTTATGCTGAATTAGAGTCAGAAATATCAGACTATTTAATCAATGATGTGCAAAATAATTTTTCAGGAACTAAAGTTGTTAATTTTAATAATGGCGTTCCAGATAGAGAAAAGCAAATGCAGGTTAAGTCAGATGTAATGAGTAAGCTTACAGGAGCAAGAGGAGAAAAAGTAATTATAGCCTTTAACAATAACGCAGAAAGCAAAACAACAATAGATGATGTACCTTTAAATGATGCACCAGCACATTATCAGTATTTATCTACAGAGTGTTCAAATAAACTAATTATAGGACACAGAGTAACATCACCATTGCTTTTAGGTATAAGAACAGAAAATAATGGACTAGGATCAAACTCTGATGAAATTAAAACAGCTTCTTTGTTATTTGACAACGTTACAATAAAGCCTTATCAAGAGCTTTTAATTGGCTGTATAGACTCTATACTTGCAGTAAACGAGATAAGCCTTAATTTGTACTTTAAAACGCTTCAGCCGCTTGCTTTCATAGAAACAGATAATGCTGTAACAGACGAATCAAGAGAAGAAGAGACAGGAGTTAAATTATCATCAGATATTGATGATGAAACATTAAACAATATAGCTGATAAATTAATTCAGACTGGTCAAGACGAACAGGATCTTTTAGATGATGGTTGGGAGCTTGTAGACGAGAGAGCTGTAGACCATGAGCAAGAAGAAGGATTAGATAAAATGATAGGACTAGCAAAAACAGGTACTGCAAGACCAAATGCTAAATCAGAACAAGATGGAGAAAACGAAGAGGGTTTAAGGTTTAGAGTAAGGTATCAATATGCACCTTTAAAAGTAAGCGATAATTCTAGAGATTTTTGTCAAAAAATGGTATCAGCAAAAAAGATTTATAGAAAAGAAGATATAGATAAAATGTCATCTGAAGAAGTAAATGCTGGTTTCGGACCTAAAGGTTCAGTTAAAACTTATGATATATGGTTATATAAAGGTGGTGCTAATTGTCATCACTTCTGGATGCGTAAAACATACATGAGTAAAAAAGAAGGTGTTAATCCAGATCCTAAAAATCCTAGATCTGAAGTTACAGTAAACAAAGCAAGAAAAGAAGGCTTTAAACCAGAAAAAAACAAGAAAGAAGTGGCAACTAGACCAATAGATATGCCAAATAACGGATATAAAAACCCTAGATAAAAATGGCACAAGCATTATTAATTAGCAGAAAAGATATAGTAAAGTTTACAGCAATGAATGGTAATGTTGATACTGATAAGTTTATT